TGGCACGCGCCCTAGCAAACGACACTGATGCTGTCACCGGTAACACCGGAACCGAAGGTTTGTATGAAGAAGTGGAGCTAGGCGAACTAAAGGTGAAGTACAACACAGATAGCCAGGCAACTGGATCCGTGAACAACATTTTTGATGTCTACCCTTGGTTACAGTCTTACCTCGGAGCCTTCACCTTGGGCGGTTCTGGGGGTTATCAAGTGCGCGTTGTTAGAGGATGAAATGTCAAGAATAGACGACACCTTTTCACCGATTCCAGCCCAGATCTTCAACGACTGGGGCCAAGACATCACGTATATCAAAACCACCACACCCCGCGCCTACAACCCAACCACAGGGGCTGTGACTGGAGCGGACACCAATGTCACGGTAAAGGGCATCATCAGCCGCCTGACGCCCCGCGAATCCGAAGGCTTGTACCAAAGCACGGACGTAAAGATTTTGATTGGTACGGAAGAGCTTGGCGATTATTACCCAACAGAAGCCGACCGTGTGCAGTACCCGCAGGCAGGCCAAACCCGCGAAGCCAAGATCATCAACATTTTGACCTATCGCGGTGACAAGCCTGTGTACCACACCCTGATCGTGAGGCCACAGTAATGGCTAAAAGAGACCTTAAATTCTTTGTAAAAGACCTAGAAAAAGCCACAGTAGAGGGCGTTAGAACTGCTTGTGTCGAAATATTGAATGATCTCGTTGCAGCAGGACCAGCCTATTCAGGGGAGTTTTCTTCCTCTTGGTATGTAGTAACTCCTGAAAGCGGTCCAGGTAAGGCACGCAGCTCTACAGGTCTTTACAAATATGATTTAAGAAATGTACCAAAAACTAAATTTAAAAAAACAGGTCAATACACGATACTAAACACAGCTCCACATGCAGACGTGGCTATGGACCTTGTTCCCTACGCAAGACCAACAGAAGATTTCGGAGAGCGCGTAGTAACCACTAAAAGTTTAAAGTTTGGTAAAAGAAGTGAAAGTGGCACTCGTGGACAGGTAAGTGGTGACGGGCCTAATTCAAGCTCTGCACCACTTGATTGGTGGCCAACATTTGGTACAGGCGGAGCTTTAAGCTCAGCTGTTTCAAAGGGTTTTTCTAAAGGTTTTGTTAGGTTTGGTAAAGCAAGAGGGTTTGGTTAATGAACTACCAAGCGATCCGGGCATCAATGGAGAACCCGCTACTGACGGCGTTTAACAATCTTGTACCAGCAGTACCGGTGTATTTCGACAACATCACTGCCGTTCCACCAAATACAACCACCGAGTATGTGCGCGTCAACATCACGTTCGGCCTAACCAACGAACCAACGCTGACCTCTAGCGTGGATAATGCCCGTGGTGCGTTAGTAATCCGGTTGTTTACAGAAAAAGGGCGTGGCCCGGCCCGTAATCAAGAATTGGTAACAACTGCTGTAAACGTATTAGAGACCATTAATAACACATCCAAAACTACTACAGGTGTCTTCGTAAAAGTGGGTGAAATAAACGGGCCAACTTTTTCAGCTACTGACGAATCACCACATTTTGTAGGGCGCATTGACACAGGCTATGTAGCAACTGTGCTGACTTAAATAGTCGCTAACCTGTAAGAAGCCGGGCAGTGCCCGCAGAGACCCTTAATTTTTTGGCGTACCAATGGCCACCACCGTTCTGTCCGGCACTTCAGGTGCCCTCTACTACAAGCCTGCTGGCACAACCAGCAGTTTTGCCGAGTCTAACGTCGATACTGGCGCAGACACCATCACTGTTGCAACCTACTTGAACTTGAAAGTAGGTGATCCCGTGCAGTTTAGTTTGATCAACACGCAAACTAACGGCGCAGGCACAGGCACACTTCCCGCAGGACTCAGCCTTGCGACCACCTACTACGTTATTGCCTACACCGCCAGCACTGGAGTGCTGCAGGTGTCTGCCACCCTGGGTGGCGCGACAGTCACCATCACCGACGACGGTACAGCTGTTAGCCCTAACGCTTTTCAAGTCGCCTACGCCGCATTTGCAGTAGTCGGACAGGTCCGTGACTGGAGCTTTGAAATCAACCGTGCTGAAATCGATGTAACCACCATCGGCCAAACCCCCGGCCAGTACGTTCCATTCCGCAGCTACATCTCCGGTTTCGGCGATGGTACGGGCAGCGCAACGGTCTACATGACCGACGAAGACGCTTCCCTTAGCAACCGCATGATCGAGGACGTGCTTCAGCGCAACCAAACTGGTGCTGCGTTCAAGCTTTATACCGACCAGGTGTTCAGCGGCGGTTCAGTCAACGAAGTTGCAAGCCGTTCAATCGAGTTTGAAGCGGTGCTGACTTCTGCCAGCATGAACGTCACCCCTGACGACGCACAGTCTGTAAGCGTAAGCTTCCGTCCATCCGGCACCCCAAGCTTCGACTTCAGCCAGACCTGATAAAGTGCTACTTAAGTAGATACATAGCCCCGGTTTTGCCGGGGTTTTTTATTGCGCTACGCTATAGTTAATTTACAGTCAAGTACAAATCATGCCCGCTGGATCTACTCGCGCCATTGACCGGTTGCGTAAAGCAGCAAATCTCCAGCCAAGCAAGCGCAAAGTTGAGCTGTCTGACGGCACCACATTTGAAATGTGGATCAGCCCGCTAACCATGGCTGAACGCGAACGCGCCCAGAAGCAAGCCAAATCTGACGACACTGGAGCGTTTGCACTACAGCTGTTAATTGTAAAAGCACAGGACGAAAACGGCGCGAAGCTTTTCTCTGCCGGTGAAATTGATATTTTAAAAAACGAAGTTAAGGACAGCGACCTGCAGTCTTTGATGCTGGCCATCCTTACTGACGAAGACGAAGAGCCAATGGACCCAAAATCTTAGTTGCGGAACTTCGTAAAGACAATTGGCTCATGCTGCAATTTGGCGTTGCCAAAGAGCTTGGCATGAGCTTAACCGAAGTCCGCACCACGATGACCCCAGAAGAATTAATCGGCTGGAGCGCCTACTTCCAGATCCTAAACGAAGACCAAGAGAAGGAACTAGAGAAGTCCCGCAGACGGCGTTAGACTGGAAAAACAGTAGGGCAACGGTCGATGTTTGATTATGACGCCAATATAAGAGTAAATATAAATGACACCGCAGCTTTAGCGGCGCTTAAAAAACTAGAAGATAAAATAGCACAATTATCAGATCCTAGAACAGCAGGATCCCTAAAAAGTTTAGTAGCTTCTTCAAAAGCCCAACTAAAAGCTGAACAAGATTTTAGGGCTTTAAAACAAGAAAGAGCAGAAGACTTAGCGTATAGAAGAAGAAAAGCTCGCCAGATAGCATACGAGTTACGCCTAAACAATGCTTTAGAGCTGCAAGAAGGACGCCGCATAAAGCTGCAACGCGCTGGTGCTCTAGACGTAGCAAGCCGAAAAAAAGCAGTTGCAAAGCTAGACAAAATAGCTGCTGCTAACCCAAAAAACGCTGAAATACAAGAGCGTGTAGCTACTGGCCTTAGCCGGATTCTTACAACACAAAACGAAATAAATAGAGCAACCAATAAAAATATCGGGCAGAAGCAGCGTATTGCTGACTACAACAAGCAGATAGATAGGTTACGTGAACTAGGTGCTACTGAAGGGCAGCTAAGGAAAGCACAGAAAAGAAAATACGAATTTATAGACGCCGCTGAAAGGCGCCAAACGTCTCTTTCTGACCGGCGTGAGCTGCAACTAAAGCGCGAAATAAAGCTACTTGGTGATACACAGAAAGCAGCTAGAGATGCAGCCACAGCAGTAACACGCCCTGGAACGCTCAGCGGCGGTGCCCGCAGTCCGGTCGGTGGTTCTGCCAACACCCCAGGAAGTCCTAAGTACATAGATGCCCAAGCTTCCGCAGCAGCAAAAGCTGTAAAAGAATTAGACAAAATAGCAGCTGCAGAACAGAAACGTAATCAAGCAGCAGGTGGAGCAAGAAGTCCTGTAAGCGGTGCTGCCAATATTCCAGGAAGTCCTAAATATGTAGAAGCTCAAGCTGCGGCAACAGCAAAAGCTGTAAAAGAATTAGACAAAATAGCAGCTGCAGAACAGAAACGTAATCAAGCAGCAGGTGGAGCAAGAAGTCCTGTAAGCGGTGCTGCCAATATTCCAGGAAGTCCTAAATATGTAGA